GACTTCGTTCTCGTCCAGCAGGTTGCAGAGACGCATGGCGTCCGTGAGCATGTCGAGCGCGGTCAGGCTCATGCGGCTGTGCTCGTCACCATACGCGGCTCGATGGCCTGACGGAGATTCCCCCGCCACTGGAATTGCCCGCAGTGCTGGAAGGAAATGTCCGGATCGCACCAGATATCCAGCCCGGCATTGATCAGGCGGCGCGAAAAAATCACGTCCTCGCCGAGCAGTACGCCGTCCTCGAGCGTCACGTCGAAAACGTGCTTGGTCGGATACTGCATCCCGTTCATGTAATGGATGTACGTCGAGGCCGTCTCCGCAACCGCCTCGCACGCCTTCCGGGAGCAGAGCAGGAACCCACCCGGCATGATCTTCGCCCGGTGCAGACGCCCCGTCTGCTCGCCGGGCATCGGCTCATACGGCCACTCGAGCGGGATGCACTTCATCGGGTACACACCACCCACGACATCCTTCTCGTGGTCGAGCAGTTGCATGATCGCGCGCGGGTCGAAACCGACGTCGGCGTCAATCCACATGATGTGCGTGAAGCTCTTGTCGTTCAGGAACTCCCGGAGGAGCTGATTGCGCGCGTACTGGATCAGCGACGCACCCGCGACGACGTTCAACTCGAGCTCGACCTTGTGATAGAGGCAGTACACCATCGCCGCCATCAACGACTGGACGTAGCGATGGTGCAATTCCCCTGTGTACGTGGGCGTCGCGATCATGATGCGAGCGCGAGGCCCGGCAACAGGAACGCCGCGGGACGTGCCCGCGGCGTGTTTTGCACCTGCTCGGCTCACGATGCGTCCGAGTCGATCAGACCCAGGTTCTTGAGCAGCAATAGGATCGCGTTGATACCCGCGTCCGCGGTGGTCGTCACCGACACCGTAAAGGTGTTGATGGTCACTTTCGCCGGGGCGCTCGTCACGCCGTTGAAACCCACGCTCCCGCCAACGAGCAGATCGCCCGCGACGGTGTTGGCAACTTCGGGGTTGCCCGTGCCGAGTTGTTCGGTCGCCATGTCTGTCTTCTCCTGGTCTCAAGATGAGGGGCGGCCGAAGCCGCCCCTATTGCGCTAGCTCTGCACGTGCGCCCAGCGAACCGCCCACTCGGGGTAGATCACCGCGAAGCCCCAGGCGATATCGAGACGACACGGGAAATTGCCGTTCGAGATATCGCCCTGCCGCCAGATCCGGATGGAGAGACCATCCATGACCTCGCGCCCGCCCCACGCGCCGTACTGGCTCGGGTCCTCGAGATCCGCCGTGACGAACGCGAACGCGTCCCGATGGAATCCGAGGTTCTGGCCGTATGTGATCGCGTTACCACCGCTGGCAGGCCCGAGCCGCGTCACCGTCGCGCCGTCCGCGATCGGTGCGGACACGTTCTTGTACGCACCCGAGAGAATCGGGAACGGCAGAATCGGCACCGTGATCGTGGTGCCGCCCGTGCCCGAGACGTCCTCCTGAACGACGAAGCGCTTGAGGTAACCCAAATCCTGCTTCGACTCCGGATGGACCTCGTTCACGCCCGCGATCGTGATGATGTCGCCGGCCTTGAACGACATCGGGTTCGCCGTGTCGACCTTCAGCTCGAAAGCGTCGCCGGTTGGCCAAGCGTTGCCCGTGCCGTCGAAGCCTGTGTCGGCCGCGCTCGACGTCGTCACCGTGATCGTGCCCGTGTGCGTGCCGGTCGTGTGCGCCGGAAGCAACGTGTTCTCGTACACGTCGAAACCGCCCGTGCGACCGACCATGCCCTCGACGTACTGATCACGGATGTTGTCCGAGCTCTGGAACAGGCCCTTGACCGCATCCGAGAAGTCGACGCGCGTCTGCGGGTTGATGCAGGCCGTACGATCCGACATCGGGGCGAGGTTCTCCGTCAGGAACCGGCCCATGCTCTGAAAATCGCGATAGACCGTCGTGCTCGCAGTCGTCACGATGCCGACATAGTTGGCGACCTTCTTGTAAGCCGCCTGCAGCGCCTGACTCTCGATCGTGGCCGTGAGCTGCGCGACCGCCGGACGAAGCACGCGCTCCGAGAAGTCGTCGAGCGAAAAGGTAAGCTCCTCCTGCCCGAATTCGAGATCGACGCCATGAATCGTGGCAAGCGGCAACTCGACCTTGCGCTCGACGTAGTTCTGCGCCGACATCGTGTTGCCCTCGCGGGTCACGAACTTAGCCGGCAGCCGGACGTCGAGAGTCTGGCCGATCTTTGCGCCCTGACGAGCAAACCGGCTGTCGTACTGCCGGTTAGTCCGCATGATGAAATTCGAGGACTGATGCATCAGCGCGTAGACTTCGCGCAGGATCATCCTCGGAGTAAGAACTGTGTTCGCCATCGCCGTAGGCTCCAAGTTGTTCGATTGAACGCCTTGGGCGCCGAGGCAAATACGCCCACATCATCGCGGATGGGGAGACTTCGAAACCGGGCCGCGCTACCCGACTCTGCACCACCGTTTTACGCCAGTGTGGAAATGGCGATGCGGAATTTTACGTCCCCGCTTTGACGGATGTGATCATTGTTTCCAAACGCTCTGTAAATACAAGTGGTTTGCGGGACAAATTTCTCTGCCCCGCATCCCGTGAAGATCAAACACGCTTCCGCTTGCCCAGCCGGCGCTCTAGGAACTCGCTCAGCGAGCAGTTCTCCAGGTCCACGCTCGGAGTGCCCGCGCCGTCAATCGGAGCCGGCGGAGCCGGAGCGCGAGAGACTTGCGGGCGCGGCCTCGGCGCTGGAGCGGAGGCCAGCTTCGCCTCCAGCCGTCCGAGCGCTGCCGCTTGCTGCGTCGGCGACATCCGCGCGATGCGGGCCGCCTCGGCAGGATTCTTGCCAAGGTGGTAAGCGAGCGCGGGACCGTTCTCTGACGCCATGATGACCTCGCTCATGGTCTTGGTGATCGGCAGCGTCGGATTCGCGATCACCGCCTGAGCGTCAGGATGCTGCTCGGAGAACTTCGCCAGCCGCTCCTGCCACTCCGCCTGAATGGAGGCGCGCTGAAGCTCCTCCTGGCGCTGCCTCGCAATACGATGGGCGACGGCTTCGGCCTTACGTTCGACACGCTCCTCCGTCCACTTCTGAAACGCCGCAGCCCACTGCTCCGTCGTGTCGAAGTCTTCCAGCTTCGGGGCCGGCGTCTCCTCCGGTTCCGCGGCCTTCGGCTGCGCCTGTTGAATCGACTCGAGCGCCTTGTTGCGCCAGTAGGTCGCGTACTCCTCCAGAGCCTTGCGCTCGGCGATGAGCTCGCGAATACGCTCCTGAGAGCGGTTACGGCCCTCTTCAGCCTCTTCGGCCTCTGCGACTTCGGGCGCGCCCCCCTCCCCTTCCGAGGCGGGAGCCTCCGCGGGCTGCTCCTCGATTTCCGGGGCGTCCTGTGGGACGGGAGTCTCGTCTGTCTGAAGATTATTCTCGGTCGTCATACATTCCTCGACGTGTCACTGGGTTGCCGCAACTCCTTCAGCAGAAGTAGCGTTTCCACTTGCGTCTTGCGGGTTTCCTCGATCATCTGCCGCATCTCGAGCAGTTCCTTCCGCTCCGCAGCACTCGCCTCAGCAGCCCTCTGAGCGGCCTCGATTTGAGACTTCTGCGCCGCGGCGTTGTCTCGATTCGCTTTCGCCTCGAGCTGCGCCACAAGCGCCATCTGCGTCGGATCCGGAGGCGGGGGCGGCCCGATCTCCTCGGCCTCCTCCGGCGTCGGCTCGATCTTGCCTTGCAGGATGAGACGCTTGCGGATGCGTTTCTCGATCTCGTCCGCTCCGCGGACATCTAGGTTCCGGACGATGATGTCCGGCGCCTCCTCGGCAATGAGTGGCATCTGCGTGGCCGCCTCGAGGAGCGTGTCGAGCGCCTCCATCCGGCTCGTCGCATACGACGGGCCCAATGTGACCGTGACGTCGAACCGCGCCTTCTTGATCTCGGCCGGGTCGTAGTCGACGAAGTCCTCGCGCCCGTCAGCCCCGAGAATCCGGATCACCCGCTGGGTGTCGTAGTGCTCCGGAATCATCGAGATGATGCACTCGTGCGTGAACTGAATAGCCTTGCCGAGGTTGTCCAGGAACTCATACGAGCCGGAGTCTCCAGCCATGAGGCGAGTACGCAGAGCTCGACCGCTCTCCGCGTCACCCGCGCGCGTCTGCTGCTCAATGGCGGGGTTTATATAGCCCGTCGTCTGCTTGATGTCCTCCGCATCGTGAGCCGCAAGAGCCATATACGCCTGCGGGATCTCCGGCCCCATCTCGCGCTTCGGCATCATCTGCGGCGAGTCTGGATCGATGTTGAACGGCAAATAGGCGAAGTTCGCGGTATTTGCGCGGTCCCACCAGCTTTCCAGCCCCTTGATCATCTTCGGCGTCGCGAGGTACGGCGCCCTCGGCGACAGCGCGACCGTCTCGACCATGTTCGAACGGTCGTAGTTGTACGTCCGTTGCGCGTCCTTCGCGTGGAGGATGAGCGACTGGAAGTAGTCCTTGCCCTCGATGTTTACGTAGCGACCGGGCAGCCGGATGCAGGGGATGTGGTCGTACTCGTACTCAAACGGCCCCTCGAGCACCTGCTCGCCGTCGATCTTCGCCCAGACGATCACCGGCTTCTTGACGACTCGCTCTCGGACTACCCGGAGATCCAACAGGCCCTCAGCTCGGAGCCGCTCAATCTCGCCCTGGAGCGCCGAATTGCTCTCCATCACGCGGCCATCGGAAAGCAAAGCGATCTTCTTGCTTCGGAACTCCATCCGGTAGAACTCGCCGATGCGCACCTCGTTCCGGTCTACCCAGCCTTGCGAATCCCGAGCAACCGGAAGGTTCTGCCACGCGCGGTCGCCGAATTGCGCTCGGTAGGAGTCCGCCGAGATACGGTCGGCGATCAGCACACGCTGGGCCCCTCTCCCAAACTCGTCCGCGAGCTGATCGAAAAACACCGTCAAGGGATTCCGGACGCGGCGAATCCTGAGCACCTGATCGAAGCTCTCATCGTCCGCGTACTCCGGAACGACACGCCAGACGCCCCATCCTCCCGCCACCGCATACTTGAACGCCGCGTCATAGATCGCGCGAGCGTTGCTCTGTGCCTCGATGTCCCGGATCAGGCCCGAAATCGTCTCCGCAACTCCGACCTTCGCGCGATTGTTTACCGCCCGAACCTTGGCGGACGGGTGCACCATGCGCTGATCGCCGACCACCTGATTAATCGCCCCGGCGACTCGGTTGTACGAGTAGCACGGTCGACCCTGGCGCCTCATCTTGGCGTTGCTGTCCCACTGCGCTCCAGGGAGAAACGCGAATTTGAGGTCGTCCAGCATGTTCTGCCGGTTCTCCGACTCCGCGGACTCCCTCTCGCTGAAAAACTCCCTCGCCTCGTTGACGAGATCAGAGTCGGATTTGCGCTGTCGTCGTGCCATCACCAATCACTCGGATGAAATGCCGGCGCGGTAAGACGCACGGCAGCGGGAAATTCCGCATGGATATCCAGGATGCGCGAGAGCGCGTCCAGCAAGCCCTTGTGGGAACTCGCCGGGAACGACTCGTATTCTCCGGTCAGAAACTCTCGCACCATGTCACATTCCGCATCCCCCACTTTGCGCGTCAGCTTTTCAGGCAGCACCACGCGCCCCGCCTGAAAGAGCGGGACAAGACGCCGGATCCGGTCGTCGACAGTCAGCTTCCCGCCCTCCAAGGGCTGCACGCTGAAACGGTAATTCTCGCGGTCCTGACGCTCGCGGATGTGCGGCATGTCCGCCTCTAGACCGTGCTCCTCGTACCCCACCCGCAACGGCTTGTGCTCCCGATGGAGCTCGAATAGCAGGTCGGCGCGCTCGCTGGCCGAAAGCCGGTCGCGGACGAGATCCACGACGTAATAACTCTCATCCTCGCGCAACTCCAGCACGACGACCTCGGTATACTCGGACTTCTTCCGCTCGTGCGAGGGGTTCACGATCACATACCGATTCCCGCCCTTCGGCGGGGTCGTCCAGTACTTGACCCACTCGCGTTGGAACTCCGCGCGATGCTCGAGCACGCCCGAAGCTATGGCGTCCGCCCGCGCCTCCCACGACAGGACAGCCGCCATCGCCGCGTCGATCTTGAACGGGGAGTCGGGCCGGTCCTTCCGGATCAGCCACAACGGCTGGTCGTTCTCGTCCCGGAACGACAGATCCTGCCGATAGGCATTCCCGACGTGCCGGACGAGATCCGAATTGCCGTCGTGCCCAATCTCGCCCCGCTCTATCGCTTCGACGTACCGCTGTAGCGCATACGCCATTTGCTTGCGGCGGTTCGTCCACCACTCAATCACGCGATCATCGCCGTACCGGCCGATCCACGTCGACACCCACCCCTGCCAGAACGGCGGGTCGGCGTAGAGCCGCCACACGTTGTACTCCTCGAACAAGGACGCAAGAGCAGCGTCAACCTCGTCCTCGGGAACCCGCCAGTTAGCCGCCCGGGGATCGTGCGCAGGAGGCGCCTCCCATAACCCAACGAGCCACTGGAAACCCGTCGCAACGTGCGTTGCCACGATAGCCGTGGAGTCCCGCGTCTGCGCGCCATCGAAACCGACCGTGATGATCGAGCCCTTCGGGACTTCGATCTTCTTCTCAAGCTTGCGGAACGACTCTACGTCGAATGCGCGCTTACTGCTCTGCACCGGACGGTTGCACCAGACCCGCTCCCAGTACTTCCGGTCAATCGTCGTGTCGCGCCACAGCCCGACAATGGCGTCAATGTCACGCCAGGATGCCGCCGGGCCAGATGCCTCGATCACCGCCGCTCGAGCGCCCTCCTCGGTCTCTAGGTTGTGCTCATCGCTAGCCTGCCGATGGAAAAAGAAAAAGTTTTCGTCATTCGCACGCCCCTCATGCAAAGCACGGGCAAACGTCATCGTGTCTTCAGCAACCGATCCGGCCCCCGGCTCGAATGCCGTCGTGACCTCAATCGCCCACGCATCCGCCAGTCGGCGCTTCGGGAGGTTAGCCAGCATCGTCTGGTGAGCCGCTTTCAGCTTCGGCAGCGTCCACCAGTGCGTTTCGTCCGCAACCTGGAACGTCGTGCGCGCACCGTCACGAGCATTCGGACTGCCAGACAACGATACGGCCTTGCCGTCGCCGCCTTTGCGCATGATGCGCTCAAGCCCGATGTCAAATTGGTCGGCAATAGGGCTCCGCTCAAGAATCGCCTTCAGCGCGCCATACGCAAGCTCGTCCGACTGCTCCTCGGTGTAGGCCACGAGCGGGATATAGGGGTCGCGCACGGGGCCGCCGATCGGCTCGCCGTTCTCCCACCCGATACACCGTACAGGCGCATCAGGCGCGAGTTCCGCCGCTGCAATCCACGCGGCCAGCTCCGTCTTCGCCAGGCCCTTGGCGAGCGACAACGCACAACGCCGGAACCGCCGCCGTCCAGCCTTAGGGTGGTCCTCGGGATAGATCTCGTACATGCGGTAAATCAGCGCCCGCTTTTCGTCATCCAAAACGGCCGGCTCACCGAGTAGATCGCCCGGCCCGAAAACCAAGTTCTCCTCAATCCAATCGCAGACCTGAGGCCCCAAGCTCGGCCACAAATCCTTCCCGTCATCAGGGACCATTAGGACGGTCATTCGGCCACAAACTCCTCGCGAAACCGATCGCGCACCTTCCGGGAGCGCTGCCGGCGCCGGTCTGACCGCCCAATGTGGAATCCGCCACAGTAGTGACAGGGATACGGGTCGTAGGGCGCGTCGTGCCGCGCAGATACCCGCTTCGCGACATTCTTCGCCCGGTTGAACGAAGTGAACCGCTCCTTGCCGGCGCACTGCGCCATGCCGAACTCGTTCACCGGCCATGCTCCTCGAGCTTGCGCGCGAGTCGAAGCGCCGCGGCATTCATGAGCAGCGCGATCGTCGGGCCGTCCGAATCCGCCCCCATGCCGAAAACTTCCAGCGTGTCGCCGAACAAGACGAGACCGACCGTCCAAACATATCCGTATTCCCCGGCCTCGATCTGGTCAGCAATCTCGCGCAGAGTCGCTACCGGATCGCGGAAATTCGACTCGTGAAGCGTGACGACCTTGAGTTCGGGCTTCACGACACCGCCTTCAGCACCGCCCGCGGATCCTCCGCACGCTTCGGCGGCTCCTGCCGGCGCTTGCGCTTCTGGTCCGCCTCCTCGCCCTTCGCGATCTCCCAATGCAGCCGCGAACGGTCGATCGGCGACAGGCCAAAGCGCAGCTCCTGAAGACGAATCTCCTGCTGCAAGCGCGTCCGCGACGTCGGATTCTCCGCCTTCCAGAAATCGTCGATCAGCACCGCCAGCCGAACGAGGCCATCAACGTCCGTATCGAGATACTCAGACGCCATCGGCGAGCACCAGACCCGCTTCCACCAATCCCGCGTCTGCTTCTCCCAGAGACGCCCCGGAATAGACGGCAATTTGCGCAAAATCGGCTTCTCGGGCGCCTCTAGCACCGCATAGGTGCTCTTTTTGTTCGTTCTTTGGCGCAAATGCGCCGGTTTCGGTGCAGGTCCTGGCATTTTTTAGTCCTCTACAACCCGTAGCGAGAATTTTCTGCG